TTTTTTATTGCCTAGAGGAAAAGTAAGATGGCACAAGAATCCCGTTTGNTGGATAGCATTGAGCGTAAAGGTGATTATGCTTCTAAGTCTATGGATGGCTTATCTGTAGCTACTCGAGCACTAGCTGGGTATATGGCTGGGCTAGTAACAGTAAGTTCTGCCATTTCAAAGATGGATACATATACTGGACTACAAAACCGTCTTAAGTTGGTCACTAATAATCAAGTTGAACTAAATAAAGCAACGGAAGACACTTTCCGAATTGCTCAAAAAACCTATTCAGCTTGGGATTCTGTGTTACAGGTTTACCAGCGTTTTAGTGATAATGCTAAAACGCTAAATCTCACAATGGATGACACAGCACGTTTAACTGAAACAGTTTCTAAAGCTGTAGCAATTAGTGGTGCAAGCGCAGAAGCTGCTGATGCAGCTTTAGTTCAGTTCGGGCAGGCTTTGGCAAGTGGAACGTTGCGTGGAGAAGAACTTAATTCTGTAATGGAGCAAACCCCAGCATTAGCTAAAGCAATTGCTCAGGGTATGGGTATTACTGTAGGTGAATTACGTTCAGTAGCTGCTGAAGGAAAAATTACTTCACAGGAAATCGTGAAAGCACTTAGAAATGTCCAAGATGAAGTTGATGCTCTTTTTGCTAAAACTGACATTACAATTGGTCAATCATTAACTCTACTTAATAATGAAATTACTAAATTTGTAGGAGAGGCTGGTAAAGGAAGCGGAGCAGCACAGGCTTTATCAGGATCGATTCAGTTATTAGCAAATAATTTGAATTTAATTGCAGACAGTGCATTTGCCATTGGTATTGGCTTAATGACAAAAGCTGTTTTAACAAAAACGGTTGCTGTACAAGCGAGTATTGCAGCGTCAACCAAACAAGTGTTTGCCACAATTGCTGAACGTAATGCAAATATTGCAGCAGCAAAAGCTGAAGTGGAATCTGCGCTTGCCGAAGCACAAAGTACGCAGGTGACACTAACGAACATCAAAGCTACTCATGCTCAGATCATGGCAGAAATAGAACTCGAAAAAGTTCGTTTAAAAGCCCAAATCACTGAACAAGGTCGCACGGCTACCATCACACGAATGGCTCAGCTTGGACGATTACAAGCTCAAGTTGCGTTAGAGGTTGCTGCCGCAGAAACAGCTCAATCAGCATCATCTGCAAGATTATCAGCAGCCTTAACAGCGCAATCTGTTGCTACAAGTCGTTTAGCTTTGGCAAAGTCAGCGCTTATGGCGATTTTTAGCCCAATGGGTTTAGCAATTGCAGCAACAGCCGCATCTTTCTATTTACTAAGCAGCAGTTCGGATGAAGTCAAAGAGTCTCTTGCAACACAATCTGACTCGGTTAGTGATTTAACAGATAAGTACATAAAGTTAAATACTGTGCAAGCATTAACAGAGGGTGTGCGGTTACGCAAAGAGATTGAGCAGCAAAATGATGCAATTGATGATGCTAGTGGAGCTATCAAACGTTTTGCTTATATCCAAAAGGAATTATTTAAATTATCTGGCAGTGATTATGAAGATTATCAAAATGCCATTAAGTCTATTGCTACAGGTGCAAGCGATGCAGGTGATCTCTTAAAAAAGATGATTTCTTCTGGTCGTTTTAGTCAGACTCAAATTGATAAACTTATTGAGTTCTCTAGTGCAGTAGCAGAATCAAAAAATAAGATTGAGCAGGGTAATACTGCTCTAAAACTCTTAAATGCTACTTCTGGACAACATGTTGATGTAACGGCCGAATCAATTAAGCAATTAACAATTCAAACAAACTTAACAAAAGTCGCTACTCAAAATTTCACTGACATGAAAACACAAATGCTTGATTCATTACGAGCACAAGTAGAATTCATTCGGTTAAATGGTGGTAGCGAAGAACAAGTTAAATCGTTGAATAAGGTAATCCAGGCATATTCTTTAAATCAAATTTCAGCAACTGATGCTGTGGACAAGTTCAACAGTACTGCCAAAGTTCCTGCTGAAAATATCAAGGGGTTACAGGATTATGCTACTAAAACGGATCAGTCTAAAATTGCGTTGAATCAGGCTAATGCTGAGCTGAAGAAACAAAACGACTTACGTAATGAGTACCTAAAACAACATCAAACTGTACTTGGTGCTCAACAAGGAGAAACAAATGAATTAAATAACCAAGTCGCTGCACAAGAAAAGTTAAATAAGTTACGAGACAACGCCAACAAAGATATTCTGAAAAATGATTTTCTTATAAAAAACACTAAGGCATTTGGTGGTGGCGAAAAGGGTCTTGATAAGGCGCGTGCGGCATCAGAGTTTTATACCGACAATAAAATTCCGATGACTAGAAGTTTAACTAGTCAGGAAGCTGCAATTTTTGAGGCTTGGTATAAGAAGCAGAAGGAAGCCAAGGACTTACAAGAAAGCATTTCTGAGTCTACCAGAAAGCAAACAAAAGAGGTTGAAAAACAAACCAAAGAGTCTGCCAAACAAGCTGTTCTACTTGCGGGGAATAATGAGCGAGTGAGAAATATGCTTCGGGTTTACCAATCCTTCCGTAATGCAGGCTTAGGCGATAAACAAGCTCGTGTAATGACAGCTCAAGTTGGACGAGAGACTGATTTTAGAAATGAGGCAATGTTTGGTAGCCATAAGGATGAAAATAATGGTTATACAAATACTGGATTTTTATCATGGCAAAAAAGTCGCTCAACTAAATTAATGCAGTCTTTACAAGGGCAAGGAGTCTTGGATAAAAACGGTAAAATCCAGCAAACTCAAGATGCATTAGATGCAATGGCTAAACACGCTGTGCAAGAGGCGATGACCGATAAAAGTTATAGTAAATCTAAAGCAGCTCTTCTTAATGACGATTTAGACTATCGAAGTTTAGAGAGAATCGTTGCCAAAAATTTTGTTGGCTGGGACTATGACGGGAAAAAGCTTGGCAAAGCTAAAGCTTCACAGCATTTAGCCAAACAAGACTCTTACTATAATCAGCTTAGTAAAATTTTAGGGGATAACCCCGAAGCAGCCTCAAAAGCAATTAGTGATCTTTCGAAATTCGAAGATGAAGCATATAAGGCACGTGCAAAAACTCTTGAGGAAATTAAGCAGCTCCAAGCAACATATGATTCAGAAACAGTTGCTAGAAGCAAAAAACGTGAGGAGGAAATCAACAAAGCAACCATTTTAGGTCAATCAAATTTAATCCCAAAAATTAATGAGCGTTATGATGCTGAAGATAAGTTAGCTCAGAAGCAATTTGATTTTGAAGTAAATGGTTATAAGTGGACTGAGAAGCAAAAGCTTGAGTACACATATGAAATCAATTCTTTGCGATTAGTTGCTGAAGGCAAACTCTCTGAAGATCAAAGAAAGGTTGCTTTAGATGGCCTGGAATTGCAAAAGCAGCAAGAGTTAGGATTACTAAAACTTGCTCAGGAACAGCGGTTGTTTCAGGCTGAGCAATTCATGCTGGGAGAAATGGAGCGTATCAAAAAACGTTATGCGCTTGAGTATGATGAAATATCAAAAATCACTGATCTTGAAGAGCGTAGAAGGAAGATGAGTGCATTTCAGGCTGATTTTATTCGTAATGGTGTGGGGAATCCAACAATTGATCAGTATGATACCTCTAGTCAGTTTCTTAAATCGACAAACTACACCAAGCCCAAGCAAACCAATATGCAAGTATTGGATGAAGATTACGCTCAAACTTATCAAAAGTTGAAAGATAATCTTGCAGCTGTTTTGGAGTCTGAAAAAGCTAGTTATCAGGAACGATTGGAGGCGGAGCGCGTATTCAAAGAAGCAAGACAGCAAATGGATAATGAGTACCACCTGAAGGCGATTGATGCAAGAAAAGCAGATCACGACAGTCAATTGCAATTATACAGTCAGATGATTTCATCTGCTTCAAGCACATGGGGAGGTTTAACTCAAATTGTTAAGGATGCGCGTGGTGAAAATTCACGCTCTTTCAAGGCAATGTTTATAGCTCAACAATCCTTTGCTATTGCTTCTGCGATTATCTCTGCTCATTTGGCAGCTACACAAGTAGCTGCTGATGCAACGATCCCATTTTTTGGGGCAAAAATGGCGGCTTCAACCGCCATGCTTGCTATGGGATATGCAAATGCTGGTTTGATTGCTGGGCAAACAATAGCTGGATTCTCAGATGGTGGTTACACTGGATCTGGTAGAAAATATGAACCTGCAGGTATTGTCCATAAAGGAGAGGTGGTCTGGTCCCAAGAAGATATTAAACGCTGGGGGGGAGTTGGTTTAGTTGAGAAAATGCGTAAGAGTGCAAACCCTGAAGCATTTATCAATAACAATGCCTCGACTGATAGTGTCATGCGCCGTGCATTGATGAGCTCTAATGCCTTTATAGAAAGCCAAAAGCAGGCTGACATCTTTAATCAACCAGTTCAAGATACTCAGATTATCTATAAGGGTAATAGAGACACACCTAAGTTAGCTTCTTCGGCAAGTTCTGACCTATTCCATGATGGTAAAGTCTATTTTTCTTCAAATGGTTTAGTTCAGGATCGTTCAAATCTGGATGATGTTCAGGATTTTACTTTAGGACGTACTTCACGCCCTCAAGCTGAGATTATGCCTTCAATTGAGCCAGCTGCACCGACAATCAATTTCAAAATTGAAGTGATTAATCAGGTGAGTGGGGCGACAGTTGAAGCTGAACAACTGGATGAGCAAACAGTCCGGATCATTGTTACAGATGAACTGGATAAGCAGCTTCCAAGAAAGGTACCGAAACTTGTAAGTGACCAAATCGCAAATCCAAACTCAACCATTAGTCGGTCTTTGACTGAGAATACGACAGCAAGACGGAATCGTTAATCAATAAAACCACCTTTCGGGGTGGTTTTTTATTACCTGAAGGAAAGTTATGTACAAGTTAAAGCTAAATCCTCAGACCAGCGGCTATGGCGTAACACCGGGTGATGATGTGAAACGTCAGCAGATGGATGGCGGTCGTGGTCGCTATTACATCGATGTAAAACGTAATAGTCATATTGTCGATGTGAACTGGAATTTAAGTAAATCCGATTTTAATAAAATGATGGCGTTCTGGCGGGTCTACCAGAATAAGCCAGCTTCATTTTATGCGGATCTGGTGATTGATCAGGGGGAACGTCAGCAATATCTATGCAATTTCATTCCAAACTCGTTCAAGACCAATGAAGTGAATGGCAACCTTTACCGGGTAAATGCACAGCTCGAAGTTGTTCAAAACCAGCCTAACCTTATCGCTGATCAGGCACTTATCAAAGATTGGGAGGTCTAATGGATAACGAATATGCCAAATTCTTTTTCAATCGAAAAGTAGATGTTTATCAACTGGAATGTATTGAACTATCACACCCTTCTTTTATGAATACTTACCGGGTGGTACGTAATGATGACCGTGGAGTG